CCTCTTTTTATTCTTTCACGTTTTGCGTGGATGTTTGCCCAAAGGCCAGCGTTTTTTGCCATTAATTTGATTGTTTACTAGAAGGGTACAAAGTTGCTAATTTTTTGTCATCACTTTCTTTCTGTGTGTCTACAGCAAAACTTTGCCGTAATATTCTTTTTGCTTTGGGTGTCATTCGTTTATACTTTGCATCTTGTGTGTCAAACCCATAAAATTTTTTTAAATAACTATCAAAATCCATTATTTACCTCCATACAATCTATCTGCAAATTTTTGTAATTTAGATTTGTTTTTTTTCTTTTCCTTTTCTCGTCTATTGTGTTCTTCTATCATTTTTCTATACCTTTTTTTAAAATCAGGTGACATCCTTGTAAAATTTGGATCTTCCATTTTATACCTCCAATGGTGATGGTGAATTGTAACCACTAAACTGGTTCATAAGATCCATTGCATTACCTGCATCAACCTTACCGAGTTTAGCTATGTTGTCAGCAGCTTGCTGTTGTTGTTCAGCCTGTGCTGCTGCTTGTTGTGCTTCTGCTCTTGCTTTGCGTACCTTTGCTACCTGTTGACCGGGAACTATTAATGCTGGATCAACGCCCAACATATCTGCATATCCATCTGCCCATGCATCAGAATCAAATTTATCCAATACATCAGGTTTCATTTGGGCAACTAAACCCATACTATTTACATATCTGTCTACACTATTAGTTCCAATAGCACGTTGAGCTTGTGCCAACATAGATACAAATTCTACATTTAATTCCATGCCCTGTAGCTCTGGTGGAGCAGGTGGTATCAAATCATTTTCTACCATTCTGTTAAACGTAATATCAATTAATGGGTCTAACAATTCGTTATGTAACCTTTCTAAAACCGGCCCTAACATTAACAATTTTTCTTCGTGACGTTCTGCTACCTCTGTTGCTGTCATCCTTGTATCAGTGGCATTTGCCAACATTAAAAACAAATCAGCGTAAAAACTACCATTAATACGTTGTCTTACGTCTTGTATATCTGCCAATAAATGATTTAAATTTAGATTTACGTTAAATGCTGTTTCGATTTTGCCTTGCTGACCATCAACAAAAGTAACTCCACCCGGCAAACTGTCCACATCTCTGTTTTTCATGTAGCTAGGTACTTGCAATGGTGGCTTTGTTTGGTAATCAATGCCCTGTGCCTTGCGTAATTGCTCATGTTGTAGCTGTTTTATGTCACCTAATGCTTCCATACCGGGCGAATTGCCATAGATATCGCCACCTGCAACACCCCATCTTGGCACAACTGCTGGAAATTCTTTGTATCCACTTTCTCGTAACACTTGTTCGCCATCACCGCCTTGCTCAAAATAACAAGATTTGTATGCCATGTTGGTATTATCTTTTTTCTTAAAGTCACGTTCCCTATCATCCCTTGGTTCTATAGCGTGTATCACAGTTACATAGCTATCAAGGTTACCCCTGTCAAACAGATTCTTAACGGACGTTGA